CGGGAAATATTAGTTCAAGTAATGAAGTAGGCCAATTGTGGGGTTCTTACTGTGCAAACATATCAGCCAGACTTGGTGTAACTTGCTTAACAGTTCATCATTTGGCGAAATCGGCTCTTACCAATGATTCAGATGATGCACTTAGCCATAGAGCTGAGATACGTGGTGCTTCAAGTATTACTGATTCAGTTAGGTTCGCGATAGCTATGTGGTTAGCTGATAGTGATACTTGCGAGAAGATATGCATGGATCAAGGTATTGAATTTGACAGAATGGCAGTTGTTAAAGCTAGTCTGGTTAAAAGTAATTCGGGTAACGTAGATTACCAAACTAAAACTTTGGTTCGTAATGGTGCAGTTTTAGAAATTTTAGATGAAAATAAAAAGTCTTTTGAATGGGACTAAGGAGTAAATAATTATGAATGGGAAAGGTAGCGATCAACGACCAAGACAAATAGATAAAAAAGTATTTGAGGATAATTGGGATAGGATATTTGGTAAAAAAAAGACCAAAAAAGATGCTAAAAAAGATAAACCAAAGCAAAAGTGATTGTATATACGGGTATACGATTGTTGTACATAGGGGTGTCCAATAATCGTATATAGGGGTATACATATATCCTAGACTAAACTAATAGAGAGAGTGAGCCTTTAGGCTCATCTCTCCAGGGAAAAAATATCAGTAATATTTACTCATAAAGTTGGGTTGTAATTGGTAGTTAATACAGTAAGAGCTTTGCCAGAAAAAGTTAGGAGGAACATACAAATGAAACAATTAAGAGACAGAATGATTAATGTAAGAGATCAGTTTTATAAGAGTAGAAGGCAAAAGGGGTTTATGTCGTTTTGGTGGTCTAGTCCAACTCATGTTGTTTTAGTCTTGGAGGTTGCTATTGCTAACGCGAGTAGCAAAAGCATTAATTTTGAAACAATAGTGAAACTATTGCCAAGCAGTCTGGGGAGTCGGTCAACGATAGCAACAGTGTTAGACGACTTTGTGGCAAGGGGGTATATGTGCAAGGACGTAGGGAAGGATAAGAGGGAGAGAGTCTATACGATTTGCAAAGACTCGATGGTGTTAATGAATGAATGGTTTACGAAAAGGGATTTTAGTCTCAGGGCGGTTAGTTAGTTGAATAAGGAAAAGTGGTGGTTAGTCGTAGAAGCGATTGAGACTCCAGAGAAGAGTGGGTTGATAACCTACGGTGTAGCCATGAAGTATAAGAGTTATTCGAAGCTGAAGAAGGTTGTCTGGAAGTGGTATAAGAAACATCTGGGCAGAACCGATTTAAAGGGTAGGGAGAAGCTAGTCTTGTATGCTTTGTGCGAGAGGTATTCGGCCCAGGATTATTCAAGCCATGATGCGGTTAGCTACTTGGCGTTAATGATTGGTATGAACAGGAAGACCGTTAGTAAAGGTATTCAAAATCTTATGGATCAAAATATTATTTGGTGTGCGATTGATGGGGAGAGGAAAGTGTTGCGAAGCCTAAAGAGGGGCGTTCAGCATAAGCATTTCTTGTTCGTTGGTTTGGGCGTGATGTTGGAGAGAGAAAGCCAAGAAGAGTAATTTATACTTTAGGGGGTTTGAGATACCCTTCTCAGCCTTCGTGATTGGTTAATTATACCTTAAACAAGATTGAATGAATGAAGTATCTGCTTCATCATACGTTTTAAAATATTCAATGTCTGAATAAACACCGCTTTTTCTTTTTGGTTCGTATTTATCGCCCTTGTATTCAAGAACATCAATATAGTATTTATTGCCTTCTTGTTTTAAAAGCACATAAGGTTTTTTAGTTTCTTTGTGCGTGATTCTGCTTTGTAATATTGTTTTAGTCATTTTAGTTATACCTGTCTTTTTGATAAGTTTCTTTAATTTGGTTTTTAGTGACTCGTCTTACTTGTTTGGTTTCCTCGTCAAGAAAAGCAACTCTTTTGAGATTATTTTCTTTGTAATCTCCTCGGACGTATCCAAAAATTGTAGTTCCGTGTATTTGTACTCTATTCATAATACCCCTTTTTAATTTGAAAGAATTTGTATATGAAATCCATTAGAGGGTAGTTCTTTTCACATTCTGCCCATGCAGTAATTTCATCAGTAAAATGTAAAAGTGTTTCTTTGCTCTCAGGTTCATAGCGTTTGATTCTAGCTTTAAAGTTCTTGTTGTCGCTAGATTCCAGATGTTGCCTTGCCAGTTCCTCTGCCTGTTCATATATGTATTTATTGGTTTCCAGAATATATGCGGTTGCTTGTTCTAGTTGGATTGAGTCAATCTTCATATTGCACCGCCATTGATTAGATAAAGTATCCATACACAGGTTAATAATCCTATGATTGATATTCGCATCATTAGATCGTGCCTCATTATCTTGTCTATCATTCTCTTATTTCTTTACCTCTTCATATTTTTTTATTTAATTAATAAATCATCAAAATCATCTTCATGGTATTTGTCTAGTGTTCTTCAATCATTATTTTCACTCCCTTACGTGTTAATATTCTGTAATAAAGTTATCGTTTTCTATTTCTTGTATTATTGCTCTGCCTATTTCCTCCCTCGTTGGTGGTTGATGACCAACAAAAGAATTGAACTCAATCGGCTGTAATTGTATTACTACCTTTTGCGATTCTTCTTGTGGCATGGTTTTAATATCGCGTTCTATTTCTATAAGTTCTCTTATTCTATCTCCTTCATTAGACATTTTTTTGCCTCCTAGCTTTCGCCTTCTTGTTAGTGTTATCTCTCACCATTTGTATATCGGGTTGTATGTCTTCCAGTATTAGCTTTTTAACTTCGCTAACTGTAAGACCGTTTAATTCCTTGGTTACTATTTGTATGTCGCTGAGTTTAGGTATCCATGTTTGATGGTACTGTTTCTCTTGGTTGTTTAAGGTGTAGCACCAATCAATGATTGAACCGTTAATGTTTATTGAAAATATCATTGGTTTTTATCCTTGATGATTAGAGCAACACCATAAAGACATACTGCCATGAATATTAGTATTAGTATTAGTTGCCAGTCCATTAGTTACATAACTCCTTAAATTCTTCTTCACTCATTTGACAATTAGGACATAAATACCCGTCCCTGTATTGTCCGTCTGCAAAGATAGTATTACCTTTATCATCAAGACTTTCATAATCAGCATCTGCTGGAATACGATTGACAAACCTGCCACTTCTAAAATATGTATCTTGATTACAACATACGCAATTATTTCCTATATCCATCATTTCCCCCTTTGTTGGTTTGCCATTAGGAAAGGTTAAAGCGGTGCTAAACGCTTTCCAGTCCTCTGGTGTCATTATTTGCTCTACCTTGTGGATAGGCGTGTTATCTTTTAGGCCGTACTTCTTGCGAAGCTGTCCTATGATGCTTTTGTATTTCGATCGAGTTTCGTTGCTCATTGGTTTAATACTCCCTTTGTTCCCAGTATGTCCAATAATAGGCTTCAGAATGTCCATCATGCTTATAATCTTCTTCAGCTTCACTAAAAACCCTCTTTTCCTAAAACCTGTTCTACGCATTTAATAGAGCATACTTCTTCACTATCACCAACAACAAACACGCCTGTTTGTTGGTCTAGCTTGTCAATTGTTTTATTACAAGACTCACAAGCTATATTCCATGTTTCGTTTCTCATTGTTGCACCGCCTTTGCTGTGTTGTCGTACTCTTGTTCTGTTAGATAAGAATATGATTGTAAAAATTCGTTCTTAGTTAATATTCTAAAGTCGTGCATCTTTTCTATATCGTCTAAAAAGTTAGCATTTTTAATATCTGTATTCATTATGCAACCTCACTTAAACAAGCATTGAAGCCAATAACATAAGATAACAATTCATTTTTATTATTAAATCTTTCAATGTCTGATACTGCTGTTGAAACTAATCTAATGGTTATGCTGTTATTATCAAAATAAACCCCTTCTATATCTGAAGGTTTATATCTTCTATAACCATTCTTTAAAATGTATTGGGTAAAATCCCAACATTGAAAAGCCTTATAATATTTATTAATACCTGACAATGTAAAATGAATGTTCTCTTTGTTTCTTTTAAACTCTAAATCGTTCCAAAGATTAATTTCTTCACTTGTTAAACGTTCGCTACCTCTAGCCTTTGCGTTTAGTTCTTGTAGTTGTTTTATTTCCTTGTTTGTCATGTTTACCTCCTAAAGTATTACGTTTGACTTCCCTATGATACTAAATTGTACTTATATATCAAGTAGTTAGCTAAAAAAACTTAGGGTTTTTATGAAGAATGTTGTAAGATAGGGGTCTAAGGAGCATAAAAAAATTTCAAATATGGAGCAATTTTTGACTGAAAACGACAAGAAACCACCCAAAAAAGTGGGTAGAAAGTTAATTAATTTAGATTTAGAACAGGTAGAGAATCTTGCTTCCAGAGGTTTAGGAACAACTCAGATTGCCCGTGCTATGGGCGTTTCTTGGTCAACTATAGACCGTTCAAGAAAGCGTTCTGCTGAATTTGAGGAGGCTTTAAAAAGGGGTCAAGCCAAAGGACTGGCCCAGGTTACTAATTCTCTTTTTACTTCGGCAACTGATGGCAACGTCACAGCACAAATATTCTATTTAAAGAACCAGGACCCAAAGACCTGGAAGGATCGAGTCGAGAACGTCCACGCTACTATTAATCTAAATGATGTTTTGACTGGCGCAAAAGATAGACTTGGCGACTCTATGGCGACTATAAAGAAACCTAAAGTTATAAACGCTGTTAAATCAACATCTACAGCTTCGGAACAACTGGTAAATAACCAAGACGATATAAAGAACGATGATAATAAGGGCGGATAGCAAACATAAAAGGCGTTATCAGTAAGGGCTGCCCACAATCTGACAAATCACAT